CGACGCTGCTGTGGCAGAGATCGACGAGCTGATGGCGTACTACGACGTGCGCCAGATCTACACCACCGAACTCGGCCGGGCCCTGGCCTACGAGTACGACAAGCGTGTGGCTCGCATCCTGTTCGCCGCTGCCTCCAACGTCACTGAGCCCCTGGGCAAGGCCGGCAACGCCGGCCGCATCGGTGCCGGCAAGACCCTCTCTGCCGGCTACGCCGCTGCTACCAACCAGGCCAAGGGCGACGAGCTGGTGGACGCGATCTTCGCCGCGCGGGTGAACTTCGACAAGAAGGACGTGCCCGTCGATGGCATGTATGCAGTGTTCTCCCCTGAGGAGTACTACTACATCACCCAATCCAGCCGTGCGATCAACGCCGACTTCAACGGCGGTGGCGGCGGCAACGGCACCATTGCCAGCGGCAAGACCCTGCAGGTGGCCGGCATCCCCATCCTGATGTCGAACCACGTCACCCAGGCGGCGTACACCAACGTCACCGGCGACAAGAACACCGACTACGCGCAGGATCTGTCGAAGTGCCGCGGCCTCATCTTCAACAAGGAGGCTGCCGGTGTGGTGACCCTGATGAGCCCCTCTCTGCAGATCACCAGCGGCGACTGGAATGTGCAGATGCAGGCAACCCTGATGGTGGCCCGCCAGGCCATCGGAATGGGCGTGCTCCGCTCTGAGGCCGCCTACAAGATCGTGGTGCCGTAGGCTTCTGTCGAGCTCCGCAAAGCTCGAGGTAAATCAATGGGGCTGGCTACGGCTGGCCCCTTTTTTGTGCTGCTCGTACAGTTAGGACTACGGCCCCGCAGAGCCAAATGGGCACCGCCAACCAGTCGCTGACGCCAGGGCGGACCAGCCTTCTCGAGGCGGTGAACGTGCTGCTCGAGAACATTGGCGAGGCGCCGGTGGAAACGCTCGAGAACGAGCAGGTTGCCGAGGCTCGAATTGCCGAGCGCACCCTGCTGGAGTTCCACAAGGAAGGGCAGTCCAGGGGATGGGCGTGGAACACCGAAAACGCCTACCCCTTCAGCAAGGACGTCACCACCAACACGATCACCGTGCCGGCCAATGTGGTGCGGTGGTCGCCCGATCCCTACCAGTGGGCGGGCCGATTCCAGCTGCGCGGGCAGAAGGTCTACGACCGAGAGAAGCGCACGTCGATCCTTGGCTCCGACATCACTGAGGTCCAGGCCGACGTGGTGTTTCTGCTGCCCTGGGACGACTGCCCCGAACCGTTCAACCGCTGGACCACGATCCGTTCAGCGCGGGTGTTCAGCGACCGCGTGCTCAGCTCCGACGCCCTGTTCAAGTACACCGCCGTGGACGAGCAGGCGGCGCTCAACGAGCTGCTGCGCATGGAGGCGGAGAACGACCACTACAACCTGTTGACCGGCGGCCCCGGCCTGCGCCCCTTCCCGACCTACAGCCCCGGCTACGGGCTGCTGCGCGGACCGGGAGGAGGGCATCTCGTTGGCTGAGCTCTTTTCCTACACGATCCCCAACCTGTTCCAGGGGATCAGCCAGCAGCCTGATGCGCAGCGCGACCCAACCCAGGGCGAGGTCCAGGTCAACGGCTATTCCTCGATCTCAGAGGGGCTGAGGAAGCGCGAGCCGACGCAGGCGCTGGCCAAGATCAGCACATCGGATCTGGGCGACGTGTTCGTCCATTCCGTGCTGCGGGACAGCAGCGAGAAATATCTGGCGGTGATCAGCAAGACCGCCATCCGGGTGTTCGACCTGGCCGGCACCGAGTACACGGTCAGCGCTGCGGCCGGCGCCTACACCTACCTGTCGTCGGTGGTGAGCGCCAAGAGCGACATCAGGGCGGTGTCGATCGGGGACTACACCTTCGTCTCCAACACCAGGGCGCTGCCGGAGATGGACAGCACCCTGCTGGCACCGGCGACCGCCCGGCCCGCCATCCACGAGGCGTTGGTGTGGGTGAAGGCCGCCAACTACGGGCAGAAGTACACCGTCACCCTGAACAGCGCCACGGTCGATGTCACCACCGCCACGGCCGCTGTGATCGTGGTGGGCAGCACACTGACCGAAACCACGATCAGCGCGGCCGAAATCGCCGAGGCCATCAAGACCGGCCTGTCCGGGGTGAGTGGCGTCACGATCGAGCGCAACGGCTCCGTGCTGCACTTCAAGAGCAGCAGCGCGATGACCATCAAGGCCACCGACGCGAGGGCCAACGCCGACATCACGGCGATCACCAACAGCGTGCAGGTGTTCACCGAGCTGCCCACCATCGCGCCGGTCGGCTACCAGGTGGAGGTGACCGGCGATCCGGGGAACGCCTGGGATGGCTACTTCGTGGAGTTCAAGCCACGCGACGGCCAGGGCACATTCGGCGAGGGCTCGTGGAATGAGACCGTCGCGCCTGGGGCGGAGTACCGGATCAAGGCGAGCACCATGCCGCATGTGCTGGTGCGCAAGCCCGACAACACCTTCCACTTCGGGCCGATGGATGGCTCGACGATCGCCACCGGCGTCACGCTGGAGAAGTGGGGCGATCGCACCTGCGGCGACTACAACACCGCGCCGGATCCGAGCTTCATCGGCAAAGGCATCCAGGATCTGTTCGTCTTCAAGAACCGCCTGGGGCTACTGGCGGACGAGGCGGTGGTGCTGAGCCGGCCCGGCGAATTCTTCGAGTTCTTCCCCGAGACGGTCACCACAACGCTGGCGACAGACCCGATCGACATCCGAGCCAGCGGCCCCCGGGTGAGCGTGCTGCGCTACGCGGTGCCCTTCCAGGACGAGCTGATCCTGTTCTCGGATCAGACGCAGTTCCGCCTGTCCAGCAACGACACCACGCTGACCTCCTCGACGGCACAGATCACGGCGCTGACCCAGTACGAGATCGACACCCGCTGCCGGCCGACGCAGATCGGCAACGGCATCGTGTTCGCCCAGGTGGCGGGCGACTGGACCAAGTTCCGCGAGTTCAGCATCCGCGGCAGCGGCACCTCGATTGCAGCAGACGCCGTCGAACTGACGCAGCAGGTCGCGGCCTACATCCCCAGCGGTGTGTTCCGCCTGGCGGCCGACGACACCAGCAACAGCTGGTACGCGATCAGCGATCGGGCTGGCTACCTCAACCGGATCTACGCCCAGAAGTTCTTCCTGCGAAACACGGGCAACGGCGTCGAACGCCTGCAGAACAGCTGGAGCCACTGGGAGCTCAGCGGTGCCGACGAGATCCTGCAGGTGCTGGCCATCCAGGAGGTGCTCTATCTGCTCGTGCAGTACGGCACGGAAGTGTGGCTGGAGCGGATGCCCATTGCCGATCAGACGGCGGAGAGCGCCACCAAGCCGACGCCACTGCTGCTCGATCGCTGGGTGTCCACCACTGCGGACACTCCCGCCGCGATCCGGGTCACGGCGGGCTCCTACAACGCCACCACGGGGATCACCACCTGGACCCTGCCCTACACGGTCAAGGCGAAGACGCAGGCCTGGAGCTCACTGGCCACCGCCAACGGCGGCGTGCTGCTGGGCGAGGCCACCAGCGGCAGCAGCATCACCGCCCGCGGCGACTGGAGCACGGAGGCGATCTTCTTCGGCGAGGTCTACGACTTCCAGTACCGCTTCACGCGGTTCAAGGCGATGCGTGAGATCGGCAACGGCAAGACCGCGGCCAACAGCCTGCGCACGCAGGTTCGGAAGGCGCTACTTCGTTATCACGAGACCGGCTACTTCGAGGCCCATGTGAAGGCCGAGCGCCGCAGCACCGCCGTCTACAAGTACAGCGGCGTGATCCTCGGCAGCCGCAACAGCGTGGTGGGTCAGGACGCCTGGAACTTCGCCGACGCGACAGAAGAGAAGCGCTACCGCGAGGGGGTGTTCACCATCCCGGTCCTTTCCAAGGGGGACAACTGCGTGGTGGAGCTCCACAACGCTTCAGCCCTCCCCTGCAAGTTCAGCACCTGCGAGTGGATCGGCCTGATCACCGGCAAGGCCAAGTCAATGCAATGAGATTCACCGACCCCGCCACCGACGAAATCGAGCAGATGGCGACCCTGCTGCGAGCCGAGGACCGCCGCGAGGCCCAGGCCAGCCACGGCATCGGGGCCCGCGAGGCGGTGTGGCAGAGCTGGAGCGCCAGCTCAGAACGCCACGGCATCGAAGGCGATGACGGCGCCCTGGTGGGGCTGTGCGGGGTGTGCCCGGATTCAGGCGCTGGGGAGATCTGGCTGCTCGGCACCGACCAGCTGATCGCCACCCGCAGCCACCGGATCCAGCTGGCGCGCAAGGGCCGCCAGTGGGTGGATGAGCTGCTGCCGGACTGGCGGTTCCTGCACAACTGGGTGTTTGCGGCCAACACGCAATCCGTGGGCTGGCTGCGCTTCATGGGCTTCACGGTTTACCAGGCGCAGCCACATGGGCCCTATGCCCAGCTGTTCCGTTATTTCTTCAAGGAGGCGGACTGATGCCGTTCGGGATTGATGACGCCATTGGCATTGCGCTTGGCCTTGGCCAGATGGGCATGGGCATCGCCGGCGCGAGCGCCCAGAACGCCTCGCAGCAGCAGGCCTACAAGGACGCGCTGAAGTTCCAGCGGGTCAGCGACAAGTACGCGAAGTGGTCGTCGAAGATCAACGCCCGCATCGCCAACACCCAGAGCAAATACCGCTACTGGGCCGAGACGGTCAACTACAACCAGAACCTCAGCTACGTCAACCAGCTGCGGAACTACGAGCTGGTGAAGGCCTACCGCCAGGCCGATGTGGTGCGGCGCACGCGCACGTCGGCCATGAGCGATTTCAGCCTGCAGAGCCAGGCGTTGAGCGAGGGCATCCGCGAGCAGGCGGCTCAGGATGCGGTGTCCGCCTACCAGTACGCCCACCAGGCGATGAAGGCGCAGTCCCAGGTGGTGGCCAGTGGCCAGGAGGGGGCGAGTGTCGACCGGCTGGTGAATGACTACGCCCGGCAACTGGGCGACTTCCAGGCGCTGCAGCAGATCAATCAGAACTTCCGCGAGCGGCAATACACCCGCGAGCAGGCCGGCCTCGTGGCGAACTACCTGAGCCGATACAACAGCCAGCAGTTCTACGAGCCGGCGCCGTATCAGGACCCGGTGCGGCCGTTCGCGCCGCTGCCGACGCTGGTGATGCCACAGCCGCCATCGATGACGGGGGCCGGGCCAAGCCAGGCGGCTGCCAACTTGACCATGGGCAACGCGGTGCTGGGTGGCATCAACACCGGCCTGAGCGTGTGGCAGGGCCTGCAGCAGTTCACATCAAGCGGCAAGTCCGGTGCTGGCGCGGTCGGCAACTTGACCGACGGCATCCGCCAATACGGGGGTAATTAGCAATGGCACGCGACCAACTTCCTCTCGGACAGATCCAGCCCACCGCCCGTCCGGTGTCGAGCTTTGTGCAGCCTGGCCTGATCGAGCCGGCCCGCCCTGCGCAGCCCCAGCAGATCAATCTCTCCAGCGACCGCATCGGCCTGGTGCAGCGGCCGGCATCGCAGAACATTCAGGGCTTCGATCAGGGCGAGCAGCTGGCCCGGGCCCTGGCGCCGTTCAGCCAGAACCTCACCAAGCTGCTCAGCTACGGCGCCCAGCTCTATGCGTCGAACGAATACCAGCAGGGGCAGAACGAAGCACTGAAGGCCTACTCACTGGCCAACCGCCAGCTGATGGTGTCGGCGGATGAATACGCCGCCGAGAACCGCGATCTGGCCCGGCAGGACCCCGTGGCTGGCCTGCTGATGGATCGGGCCAACCCATTCCGCACGGCCGGCCGCCAGAACCAGCTGAGCAAGCTGGCGGCGGTTGAGATGCCGATGATCATGCGGCGGGAGTTCAACCAGCGCCGTGCTGATCTGGCGCTACTGGATCCGGCTGATCCGAAGGTCAATGCGGTCAAGGCCGCCGCTGTCGCCCAGGTCAACCAGAAGTTCGGCCTGAGCGAGTTCACGCCCGGCTTTATGGACTACGTCCTGCCGCGGATGAACAGCGAGTGGGACAAGATCACCCAGGACCAGATCGACGATCACAACAAGTACCTGGACGAGACGGTGCCGCGGATTGCAGCGGCCACCATCTACGGCCGTGTGAAGAAGGCCATGGCGGACGGCGTGCCGCTGTCCCAGATCGTCGCCAACGAAACCAGCTACCTCGATCAGGAGGCGCGACGCTTCGGCATCCCTGGCAAAGGCCAGGAGATGAAGGAGAACGCCATCAAGCGGGCGATCTCCATGGCGATGGACCCGCAGACCGGCGTGATCGACCGGGAAGCGCGCGCCGTGATCGGCTCGATCGTGGTGGGCCCGCCGGACTCCAACGGTTACCGGCCCACGGCCCAGCAGATGTATGGGCTCGAGATCCTCGAGGCGACCGACAAGACCGACCAGATGAACTACCGCGCCCGCAAGGCGCAACAGGAAGAGGTTGGCCAGCGGTATGCCGACGCGATCGCCGGGGCGACGCTGGGCCTGCCGGATGGCCCCGAGAAGGGGGCAAGGCTTGAGCAGATCAGGGCTCAGTACCAGGGACAGCTGCCGCTGTCGGAAATGCTCAAGATCGAGCAGAGCACCACCAACGTCACCGAGGACATCACCAGCCGCGGCTTCGCGGACGACGCCGGTGCAGTGTTCCTCCAGGAGGCTGATGCGGCCTACGGCAGCGATTGGGATCCGGCGCAGTTCGACCGGCTGTTCCAGATGGAGCTGCAGAACGTGGCGCCGGAGCGCCGCGCGCAGTTCGCCGCCCAGTACGCCGAGGTGCGCCGACGCAAGGAGCAGCAGAAGCAGAACATGCCGGACAGCCTCATCAATGGCGCGATCGCCCGCCAGGTGAAGGCAAATATCGAGATCAACTACCCGGACGATGTTCTGGGGCAGGCGAATCAGGCCATCCGCCAAGCCCGCAACATCAACGAGCTCATGGCCGTCAACAACGCCAATGCGGCCGCGTCAGCGGCGCGCCAGAACGCAGCCTTCCGCACGGCGATCTACCGCGCCATCGACGCCAAGCGGGCGGAACTGAATCGGGACCTGAACCCTGCCGAGCAGCAGCAGGTGATCGATACGACCCTGGCCAACTTCGAGAAGAACGCGCCGGCGACCTGGAAGACCCTGTTCCCTGGCTCGAACGGCCAGCCGAGCGTGGTGCCCTTCGCCACGACTCGCCCAGGGCCAAGCCAGCCCGAGCCGCCCAAGCCGCCGCCGGGCCGCCGCGCGCAGGGAGCGCCCACCTTCGGCGTGGCCCAGCTGGACACCATGCCAAGCCGCGAGCAGCGGCTGCAGAACTGGCGCGGTGAGGCTGTGCTCAGCGCATCGGAGACAGCCCGCCTGATCCCGCTGGCCCTGGGTGGGCAGTCCCTTCCAGCCCCGCTGACCCGGGCGGCCAAGGCGGCCGGCACCAGCCCGCAGCAGTTCCTGCTTCAACAGGCCGACTTCTACCCCAACGACATCCGCCTGACGCCCGCGCAGCGCTCGCAGCTGGGCCGCAGCGGCCAGCAGGCCAGGGCGACGCAGAGCTACTCGCAACAGGTGGCCGCAGCGCAGCGCAGCTCGCAGTCGCCCCTGGCGGCCGCCGGCATGTGGGCCATGAACGCGCTCACCGGCACGGCCCCCGCCTACGCCGGCTCGATGCCGATGGGCACCGCCAGCCAGGCGGCGCGGATCCCCACTCCGCGCGGCAGCCGTCAGCGCGCGCTGGTGCAGGCGGCACAGCAACTTGGCATCAGCCCGATCGACTTGGCGGCGGTGATGTCGCTGGAAACCGGCGGAACCTTCAACCCCGACATCCCGGGTGGGGATGGAAAGCGGTATCGCGGCCTGATCCAGTTCGGCCCGACAGAGCAGCGCACCTATGGCTGGCGGCCCGGAATGGGCTTTGAGGCCCAGGTGCTTGGCCCGGTCGTCCGCTACCTCAAGGCCCGCGGCGTCAAGCCGGGCCACACCGCCCAGGAGATCTACGCGGCGATCCTCACCGGGAACGTCGCCAACATCCGCCGCGGCGGCCTGGATTGGCAGGACTCCAACGGGACCTCCGTGCGGAAGGCGCTGCCAAGCCTGACCAAGGGCGGTCATCGCCAAAACGCACTTCGTTTCCTGCAGGGGAGCTGATCCATGCCCATCGAGTACGTCACCGACCCCCGCACCGGGAAGGTTGTTGCCAAGGGTTCGCTGGGCTTCGGCCAGCCCGTCGTCCCTGAACGCCCGCCAGCGCCAAAAGCCAAGCCCAAGCCCAAGCCGAAACCAAGGGGCAACAGCTTCTGGGGTGTCGGGCCTGGCGGTTTCTCACTGAGCAAGCTCGGCAACGATCTCCGCTACGAGCTGAACCAGCTGACGACGGACCCACTGCGCAGCGTTGAACGGGCGGCGAACACCACCATGCGCAGCACGGTGCCAGGCATCGCCTTCAGGCAGGGCAGCCTTGGCGCCACGGCAGCGACCGCCAACGCCGTTCGCGCCGGCATCGAATGGAAGCAGCATGCCGGCGGCCGCAAGCAGACCGACTACAGCACCAGCCCAGCGGGCCGCGCCGTCGACCGGGTGGTCGATCACGTCTACCGATCGGCTGGGGTAACACCTCCATCGCAGATGACGCCCGAGGAGAAGGGTGTCGATGACCTCCGCAGCGCGCTGACCCTTGGCGTGGCCGGCGGCGTTGGCGTCGGCGTTGGCCTGAAGGCGCTCAGCGGCGTCCGCTTTGTCGGCCCAGCCGCGCAGACGCTGGCCAATGCCATGAACCCGGCCCTGGCGCAGTCCTGGCAGGGCGCCGCCGCACGCCTGGCCTTCGACGCGGCAGTCGTCGAGGCCGTGACCACTCCTCTGGATTACACCGCCACCGGCGGCAGCGCCGTGAGCCTGGTCGATGCCGTGCTCGGCACCAAACTCGACCCGGTCAAGCCGGGCATGGCGTTCCCCGACGCGGCCGCCGCCTCGTTCGTCCCCAACGTCGCATTCGGCGTGGGTCTGGGCGGCGCCTTCATGGGTATCAACCGGGCGCGGAAAGCCCGCAGCGTGATCCAGCAGACCGTCGAGCAGCCCCGGGCGGAACTCGAGGGGGCAGGCCTGACCCAAAGCGACCCCGAGACCGGCGCCGCTGCGTTCACGCCAGAAGCCGTGCAGGGCCAGACCCTGCGCGAGGCCAATGCCGCCCTGGAGGAGAAATACGGCATCAGCACGCCGGAGCCCGCAGCAGCGCCGGAGCCTGTCATCCCCAGCCAGGCGATGGAGCCCGGCGGCGCCGTCATGGAAGGCGAACTGCCCACCGCAGACCCCGGCCTTGACCCATGGGCGATCGACTACGACCCCGAGCTGCCTGAGGCCGATGTCGCCTTCAGCCAGATCAAGAACGCCTCTGATGCCGAACTGCTCGACACCGTCCGCAGCGGCGGCCCCGTGCTCGAGGGCCTGGATCAGCGCATGGCGCAACGCCAGCCCCTCGAGTCAGACCCCGCGCTGAGCACTGAGTTCAACGCCGCGCCCAGCGACAGCCTGGCCGACCCGCCGACGCCATTCGCCGCGCAATGGCGGCAACTGGGCAAGCGCGACCCACAGCAGCTGCTCAACGTCCTGCACCCGGAGGTGAACCCGGATCTGGCCGCCAGGGCCCAGGCGCTCACCGGCAAGGAGTGGGATCAGCTCACCCCTGCGGATGCCGTCCAAACACTGCAAGCGGCCGCCGACGACGGAGTGACGGTCATCCCCAACCGGCTGATCGCCGGCCAGCAGCTAATCAAAACGCCTGACATCAAGGTCAAGCCGGAGTGGTTTCAGTACAAGCAGAACACTGACGCCAGCGGCGTGCAGCGCGGCTCATCGCTCGAGGGTGTTGCCGGCTGGAACACCGACATGGAGGGGAAGATCGATGTCTGGCAGAACACTGAGGACGGCAACTACTACGTCGTCAACGGCCACAACAGGCTCGCCCTGGCCAAGCGGCTAGGCATCCCCACCCTCCAAGTAAACGATCTGCTCGCGGAGACCCCGGAGCAGGCCAAGGTGATGGGGGCCCTGA